CCCAGCCTTCGAGGACGACGAGCTGGAGGTGGTGACTGGCGTTAGCCAGACCTGGAGTATCGGGGAGGGGACGCTGACCGGTGGCACTGCGGCTGATGTCACTGGCATGGTGTCACAGCTCCAGAGCTACCTGGACGATGAGACAGTCAGCGCCACCCGAGGTGATACGGTTGCAGGCGCTGTCTCTGTGCTGTTTCAGATCTATCGGCACTATGCGGGCACTTCGTCTCAATCACAGCCCCTGCGATTCTCAGACCACACCAACACAGGCAGCCACCCAGTGCTCAAGGTAGACTGGACCCTGGATAGAGAAATCACAGGTGCTCTAGACCTGGTGCCAGCAGTCAGTGGGGGCGTAGATCTGACCCCAGCAGTCAGTGGCACTGAGAGCCTGCTGGCGTCTGTCTCTGGGGATGTCAAACTAGGCTAGGAGGCAGCTCAGTGGCTAACGTCATTCGCTACAAATCAGACACCCTGGTGCGCTATCGGGGGACCATCGACGCAGGTGGCTCCACAGCCATCACTGTGGCGTCAGGCGGCAGTGGCTCTGCCAAGCTCTTCGACGACAATAAAGACACCACCCTAAGCGCCGCTGAGGCTACCAGCCAGACTGTGCTGAGCGTGAGCGCCACTAGAGGCAATGGGCATGGCTTCCAGGTGGGCGATGCCCTCTACATCGAGCTGGACGATGGCACCTATGACACCAGTGATATCGTGTCCATCCAGCACGCAGACAAAACCATCACGATCACCACAGGCCTGACCTCAGCAGCCGCAGCAGGCGCCCACATTGCAGTGCTGCTGGGTGCCTCCATCACCCTGAGCGAATATGGCACTCCAGTGGTGCCCTATGTGCCAAACGCAGACTGGGGCTGGAGGGGCACCATTGCAGACACCCATGGCGACCTCGAGGTGGGCATGGCTGTGCGCATTCAGATCGAGCTGAGTGGGGGCGCTGGATTGCAGAGCAGGCGCCGCATCACAGCCACAGTGGAGGGCTACGCATGAGCTGGAGAGACTGGGCAGCGCGCAACATTCTCAGGGTCCACCCAGCGCATGACAGAGCGCTCACCAATCCCATCTATCGTTTCGGCCAGTTCCGCACTGGCATCACAGCCACAGAGCAGCAGGCCACCCCAGCTCAATTAGTCACCGATGGCTTTGCAGGTGTGCAGGCCACAGCCACTCGAGCCATCGGCAACAGGGTGAGTGATCTGGAGTTCAGAGTCCAGGAGCACATCAGGGCCGAGGCAGGCACAGCCACCTGGGAGGACAACGACACCCACCCTCTGCTGGCAGTGCTTCAGCGCCCCAATATGCTGCTCAGCAGGCGTCAGCTCATGAAGGTCACCAGCTACTGGCTCACCCTCACAGGTGAGGCCTTCTGGCTGATTGTCACCAATGGAGCAGGAGCCACCCGAGAGCTGTGGCCGATGAGCCCTCGCAATGTGGAGAAGCTGGCCAGCGATGCGCTGCCAGTGGCTGGCTATGTGTTCCATGGGGATAAGGGTGAAACTCACTACAGCCCTGACGAGGTGGTCTGGATGTTCGACCCAGACCCTGCCGACCCATTCAAAGGGGTGGGGGTGGTGGGGCCACAGGCCAGGGACTTCGATGCAGGCACCTTTGCCAGTGACACAGTGCGCAACCACTTCAGGCAGGATGCCACACCGAAAACAGTGCTGAAGGCCACCGACGATGCCAGGATGCCAGACCCTGAGCAGAAGAATGCTTTCTGGGCTGACTGGGGTAACCGCTACAACAAGCGCGGGGGCGAGAATGTGGGCCTGCCTGCTTTCCTTCCCTCTGGATTTGACATTCAAGAGCTGGGTGGTGCCTCCAACATCGAGGAGGCCAAGGGCATCATGGAGCACCTGCGTGACACCCTGCTGATGGCCTCAGGAGTGCCGCGCTCCATCCTGGGTGATGTGGTCGATGCCAACAGGGCAGCCGCAGACACCAACAGACTGGTCTTTGACCGACATACCATCAAGCCACAGGTGGGCCTGATCTGTGACGCACTCACCCACCAGCTCGCTGTGCCCGAGTTCGGTGTGGACACCCGAGTGGTGGTGGAGGCCTTTGTCTCAGATGATGAGGACCTCAGGCTCCGTGAGGAGCAGCAGGACCTGAGCCTCAAGGTGCGCAGCATAAATCAGGTGAGACAGGACAGGGGTTTAGATCCGGTAGAATGGGGCAAGGACCCAATAGGCAGCTTCTCAGACCAGCCCTATTCTGGGGAGCCTGGTGCCAATTTGTTTGCGCCCAGTGAGCAGGAGTCTGGGCCAGATGACAGTGATGACAGCAGTGATGAGCCGATGCAGGAGGCTGATGAGGAGCTGGAGGCAGAGCAGGAGGAGGGCAGAGCTTTCCTGGTGCGCCGAGAACAGGCGCGCATTGCTGCCCACTTTGCACCTGAGGCCGCCTGGTCCAGGGTTCTTCAGGCAGAGGCTGAGTTCATCCCACTCATGCTGTCCAATCTGCGCAGGGTTTTTGCAGGACAGAAGGCCCTCACACTGGACTTCATGGCAAAGAATGAGGACCTCCTCAGAGCCATTCAGGGTGGCTACAGCAGGGCAGACCTGGTAGAGCAGCTCTTTGAGCTTGAAGACATGACCAGGCTCTTTGATGTGCTGGTCACACCCATCAGGGAAGATGTATTCAAGAAATCAGGTGAGGCTGTGCTCCAGGGCCTGGGCAAGCCACCTCTGTTGAGCTTCCAGGAGGCTGCCATCAAGACCATGCGTGCTCAGGGAGCCGAGCTGGTGAAGCTGGCCAACGCCACCACCAAGGCCAAAATACGCCGCACCCTGGCCAAGGGCATCGAGGAGGGTGAGGGCTTCGAGAAACTCTCCAAGCGTGTCAGGGAAGAATACAAGACCATCAGTAAAAGCAGAGCGCGCACCATTGCACGCACTGAGGTGGGCCACGCAGTCACATCAGGGCAGCTCGAGGGCTATGACCAGAGCGAGATCGTGGCCGAGAAACAGTGGAACAGTGCGCTGGATGAGAAGGTCAGAGACACCCATGGAGGCCCTGGCCACCTGATGGATGGTGTGCGGGTGGCCCTGGTGGATAACTTCACACTGCTCGATGGGGAGCAGGCCAAGGCACCCAGAGTGGCGCCTGGTGGAGGGCGCCTGAGCGCTCATAATGGCATCAATTGTCGATGCTTCGAGACACCGATTGTCGAGGGGGACCAGGGAATATGACACGATTCAGCCGAGCAGCATCCATGGACAGCAGGATAGACACCACTACAGGTGAATTCGACATGGTGATGGCCACGCAGGGTGAAGCCAGCGACGGTCACCTGCTCGAGGTGGCTGGTGGCAGCTTTCCTGACCACTTCCCGCTCCAGCTCGATCACATCAGATCCACAGAGGCGAACCTGGGCAATGTCACCCAGATCAGGCAGGACAAAATCGAGGGCCTGCCTGTCTGGCGTGGTGTGGGCCAGATCAGGCTGACTGGCGAGGGTGCTCCACTGGAGGCCAGGCAGGATCTGGTCGATGCCATCAGCGCTGGGGACATCAGTGGGGTGAGCCTGACCTGGGAGAGCCAGCGCCACAGCGAGCGCAAAGGCCTGCCCAGAGCCCACCCTGGCTATGTGGCACGCACTGAGAGCGACCTACGCAAGCGCCATGGCCTCTGGTTCCACGAGTGGGCTGGCATCGAGCAGAGCGTGGTGGCCATTGGAGCTGACAGGCAGGCGCTGATTGGCAGGGGTGAGAGTGCAGGCGCCCGCTGGATGTGGCAGACTATCTGCAACCGCTTCGACATCGAGCCCGATGGCTCACGCGAAGTGGGCATCATCAATGCCCTCGAGCTGACAGTGGCAGAGCTTGAGGAGCGACTCAGGGCAGCAGAGGCACCAGCCTCTAGCGTCAAAACTCCCGCTGATGTGCCGCCATCACTAGAGCTGGTCCTAGCTGAAATCCAGACCCATGTGGGTGACTGGAGACAGCGCACACAGGATGAGCTGGATGACGCACTGGGCAGAGCTTTCCAGAGCGTCACAGGGAGAGCTTACAATGCCCGAGAACAATCCGACTGAAACCCCCAGCAGCATGGAGCAGCTCCGCACTGAGCTAGCTGGCATGATCGAAGGGGTGCGGACCGAGAGCCGTGACCTGGCCATCAAGGCTGTCAGCGACTTTGCCAAGCAGGTGGAGGGTGAGCGCTCACGCACTGCGCCCATCCCAGCCAAGGATGCTGCGCCGCAGCGCTCTGACTCCACCCTCGACTATCAGCGTGAGCTGCGTGTCATGGGTGACGCCCGATATCCTCTCTATCGCAAGATGGAGAATGACCGCAGCCCTGACCAGGTGCTGGATCTGCGTGCAGCTCGCAATCCTGGCATGGATGAGCTGACAAAGCAGTGGTGTCAGGCTGTCTATGTTCGCGACATCAGTGGCCGCAGCCACCTCTATGACCAGATGAATGACCTCTACATCAAGGACAGTGGCCTCAGCCGCGCTGCCCTGCTCGAGGGTGCCGCCGATGCCAGCAGTGGCTTTGCTGCGGGCACAGGTGGTGAGCTTCTGCCACTGCCTCTGTCCAACCAGCTCTATGTGGCCCGAGACCGCATGGCCAAGTTCCGTGGCCTGGTGACCTCGTTTCCGATGACCACACAGACCAGCCGCATTCCTGTGCTGCCCACCGCAGCAGCAGCCACCAGGGCTGAGAATGCCAACTACGCCGAAAACACCCCAGCCGCAGACAGCGCACTGCTCACCGCCACCGATCTGGGTGTCGAGTTCAGCGCTGGCCGCAATTTCCTCGAGGATACGGGGTTCAACATGGCCAACCAGCTCACAGTGGTGGCTGGAGGTGCCATCGGCAAAGAGGAGGATATCCAGATTGCCACCAGCACAGGCTCTGGCTCTGGCATCACAGAAGGCCTGGATGGCGCCACGATTCAGGACCTGACCGAGGCCACACCGAGTGCCATTGCTTTGGTGGACTTCATCACCCTTTACTACACCATGCCCGAAGAGTACCGGGCGAACTGCAAGTGGTTCATGACAGGCACCACCCTGATCGACGTCATGGCCATTGTGGATGGCAACAACAGGCCGATGTTCATGAGCCCGCAGGAGGCAGTGAAGACCATCAACGACACAGACCCGAAGGCCGAGGGTGCCATCCTGGGCAAGCCAGTCTATGACGTTCCTGTCGCTGACGATGTGGTCTACTTCGGAGACCCTATGTGGTACGCGCTGGGCGACCGCATGGGTGTGCGTGTCGATGTAGACCGTGATGTCCAGTCTGGGGCCACCACCTGGGTGATTGATGAGCGCCTGGACGGGCGAGTCATTCCCACTGGGCTGCTCAACACCAACAGCTCCTGGCTCAAGACAATCTACTAAGGCTGATCGAGCGGGCCTAGAGGAGTTTCGCGCATGGCAGCCAAGGCTAAGAGCACAGGCAACCGCTACCCCCAGAAGGTGGCAGCCATCCTGTCAGGGTCTACCGATCCAGAGAGGACGCGCCGCAGACTGGGGCTGATGTTGCCCAAGCTCGAAGCCGCAGGGGTGCCGATTCCCGAGGCTGCCACGCAGTGGCTCGACGACCACCCTGCCCCCATTGGCGTGGTCATCGAGGCACCCTCTGAGGAGCTGGAGGCAGACTGACGTGGCCAATCTGACCACCACCGCACTGGTCAAGGGCTATGCCAACATCTCAGACAGCGCTGATGACCAGTCCATCATGGGCATCATCAGCGCTGTCAGTGTCCACCTGCACGACCTGGTGGGCCATGACTATGAGGGCGCAGCGCTGACAGGCGAGCACCACAGTGCGCCCTACTCAGGCGCCGTGGTACTGCACAAACCAGCAGCCAGCATCGACGCCATCCGAGAGGGAGGCACCACATTGGCAGCCACTGGCTATGAGCTGGAGGCCGATCGCCTGGTGTGGCGTTTAGCCAGTGGCCTGACAGTGGACTGGGGTGCAGGGAAGCGAAATATAGAGGTGGACTACACCACCACCACAGAAGTGCCTGAGGATCTGGAGCTGGCAGCCAGGGAGGTGAGCGCCTTCATGGTCAAGCAGAGTGCCCTGGCCGCAGGAGGCTCACGCATGGGCCTGAGTGCCCAGGCCAATTCAGACAGTGGCAGCGCTGACTACTTTGTCCAGGCCATCAATCAACTCCCCTTTGCCAGCGCTGTGGTGAGGCGCTACCAGAGGCTGGTCTAATGGCTGCCAAAGGTGTGAGGCTCGATGCCACAGACAGTGCGATCCTGAAGCGCTGGCTGCGTGACATCGACCCTGCCAATAGACGTGGCGTGGTGGCTCATGCCATGAAATCTGTGGTCTTTGCTGGGGTCAGGGATGCCAAAGAGAAGCGCATTATCAGAGGCCGAGGCAATGCCGCCCCACTACCCAAAGAGCTGACCAGGCGCAGTGGCTTTCTGATCCAGTCTATCTCAGGCGACCTCAGCCAAGCACCTAAGCGCTGGAGCATGGGCAGCCCTGCCGAGTACGCTGCCGTCCATGAGACAGGCAAGCGGGTGGCTGTGCCGCCCCACACCCGCACATCAAAGAAGGGCAAGAGCTTCAAGGTGAAGGGCTACAGCATCAAGTTCCCAAAGCGCCCCTATCTCAGGCCAGCCGCTGAATATGTGATGAGGGTGAAGGCCAGGGACTTCTTTCGCATTGCCCTGAAACGGGCACAGCGCCGATGAGCATTCAGGCCGATATTGAGGCAGAGCTGGAAACCCTGCTCCTGGCCAGCATTCCAGGTGTGGTGGTCTACAAAGGCCCGATAGGTGGCCCAGAGGTGGAGGGAGCCACCAGGGTGGCCTCAGTGCGTCAGACCTCAGGTGATGGCACTCGCATCGAGTTTGGCCAAACGGAGTGGAGCGAATCGCTCAGCCTGACTGTGCACTGGTCCATGACCATCAGCCGAGACGTGGCCATCACAGAGTGGGAGGCCTTTGCCACCGCGCTGCTGGCTGAGCACACCCTTAACGATAATGTGCAGGGCCTCACTGATGCGTGGCTGAGTGCTACAGCCTGGTCTGAGCCGATTGACTCGAGTATCAGAACCATGGCCGCTGACATCAACATCCAGAGGGTGGACTGATGCCTACCCTGGATGACATCGAAAACAATATTCGCACCCGATTGGATGCCACTGGCTACGCTGGAGAAACGAGCTGGAGCGTGGTGCCTGGGCCTCTGGACAATCAGAGCAGAGCCACAGTCAAGATCGCCCAGAGCGAGCTGCTCGATGCAGGCAGCAATCTCAGCATCAGGACCGCTGAGGCCCTGGTACAGGTGCGGCGCATTGCCACCACAGCCACCGCAGCAGACCTGGCTACGCTGGAGGCCAGCATCAACTCCAATCTGGAGCAGCTTACAGCGGCATCCTACTGGTCAGCAGTGACAGGGGTGAGAGCCTCCCCACTGCCTGAGATAGAGGTGGAGGCTGAGCCTGAGCGGGCTGGGCTGGTCATATCGTTTACAATACGCGCTAGGATTGCGCTGGAGGCCTGAACCATGGCGACAACTGAAATTCCATTCCTGCTTGGCATGATTGTGGAAGACCAAACCCTGCGAGGCACTGCCACAGCAATGCCCGCTATTGCTGGGGGGGCTGGCACAGCAGGCGCATTCAACCTGGCCGATGGGGCTGTGTTGGGTGATCCCTCTGCGGGAGTGGGGGAGACTGGCATCAGCATCAGCTTTGGCAAAAACATCACAGAGAAGGCTGTGCAGACAGGCAGCTATACTCGAGATTTTGCGAACTATGTGGCCCGCACTGTCGAGAGCTTCCAGGTGGCTGTGCCTCTGAAGGGCAATGGTGGCACCACAGGCGTACCAGCAGCCGCTGACTTCACACCTGACCTGGGCATTGTGGCCCTTTACAGGGCAGCAGGGCTGGTGGGCGCAGCCAATGGCGCACAGTGGAGGTTTACCCCCACCAGCACCGACCTCATCACTGCTGCCATCATGTTCGGCAATGAGAGCAGCAACGGGATGCAGGTCATTATCAAGGATGTGGAGGCCAAGAGCCTCACCTTTGATTTTACACCAGGAGAATCAGCCACCGCAGTCTATGACCTGGGTGGCATCCTGGACTCAGTGAATGAGACTGGGAGCTGGCCCGCTGCGCCGTTTGATTATGGCAACCAGAGCAGCCTGAGTGCCCCAGCAGTGCAGGAGGTGGCATTCCAGTGGGGTCCATCCACGCCCGCAGCCAGGGCTGTTGGCTTCAGTCAGCTCAGCATCACCATCGACCTGGGCGCTGAGGATGTGCTCAGCAGCAATGCCACAGGGGGTATCGTCCCCAGGCAGACAGGCCGAGACATCAAGGTGAGTGGCATCATCGACGCCGCAGCCGCAGACTTCACCTATGAGCTGGACCAATTGGCTGAGAGCCTGATTGCCAACGCTGACGTTCTGAGCTTCCAGATTGGCACAGCCGCAGGCGCCGCAGAGACAGCCAACGCGCTGAAATTCCAGCTCAGTGACGTCGAACTGGTAGCGCTGGAGGCATCAGACCCACTGGGTGACTCACAGGCCTGGTCTGTTGAGCTGATCGCCCGCAGCGCCACAGCCAATGGAGAATTTGAGCTGTCCTACCTGTAAGGAGGCACCCCAGTGGCGCGAGGTGACTTCCGGCAGAGGGTGATCTTTGAGCTGGTCGATAAGGCCAGCAAAGGTGTTAAGAAAATTGGCAAGGGCCTGAAGGGCCTAGCCACCAGCACCAAGGTGCTCAAGGGTGTCGGCATCGCTGCGGCCATAGCCACTGCGGGCATCATCAAGATGAACAAGGTGCTGAGGGCAACAGCCGCAGCCGCAGGCATCCAAGAAACAGCAGTACGAAAGCTCAACATTGCGCTGGCTCGCACTGGCTCTGTTGAGAAGTACAGCGAGGCCCTCCAGGCCCAGGCCAGCAGACTCCAGGAGCTGGGGCAGGCTGGTGATGAGGCGCTGATTGCCAGTCAGAGCCTGCTGGCTGAGATGGGTGTGGCCCCACGCAGACTGGAGGCAGCCACTGAGGCTGCTGTCAATCTGTCTGCTGCGCTGGGCATCAGCCTGGAGAGTGCCACACGCAATGTGGCCCGCACCACCAGCGGGCTGGCTGGCGAGCTGGGCGAGCTGATTCCTGAGCTGCGTGAGATGCAGGCCGCAGGCACCCTGGCAGGGCAGGGCATCGAGTTCCTGCTGGAGAAGTACTCAGGCGCCGCAGCGGGCCAGATCGACACCTTCACCGCAGCAGTCAACAGGCAGAAGTCAGCCATGGGTGACCTGTCTGAGGTGCTGGGTGCAGGGCAGACTGACGCGGGTGTGGTGTCTGCCATGGACGACTTCACCCAGGCTGTCCAGAAATCAGGGGAGGCACTCAAGGACAGTGCCCTCAATGAGTTCTTCAGCGCGACCACAGAATCCACCATCAATGCCAAAACCGCCCTCCTGGAATTTGTGACAGAGGCTGCCTCAGCCATTGGGGTGCTGCGCAGTGAGTCTGAGGTAATCGAGGAGCAGGCTGAGGAGTGGCTGAAACTCAGGGAGGCCACAGAGAAGAATCGAGCTGAGGCCAAACTGGTCGCAGAGGGTGAGAAGATTGTTGCGGCAGCCATCAAGGAGGTGAGCCAGAGGCTGGCAGAGCAGGCTGACAACTGGAATGCGCTTTTTGGGGATACTCAGGAATTCAATGAGGCTGTCAAAGCGCTGGGGGTGACTCTAGACAGTGAGCTGAATGAAGCGCTGGAGCGCAATGCAGACCTTCTAGAAACAGCAGACAACAGACTCAGGCAGGGCCTCATCACCCGAGAGGATTACAACCGAATCACACAGGCCATCAGTGACAGCGAACGTGAGCTGAATGTGGAGCTGAGCAACAGCGACCTGGCGCTGGACAATGTGACCACAGGCTACCAGGCAGCCACCCAGGCAGCCCATGGCTTCACCTCAGCCACCCAGAGAGCCACAGCAGCTTCGTCCCGATTCCAAGCAGTGGCAGGCAGCGCTGGGCGCCAGATCGGCACAGCCAGTGACCTGGGTGTGACCTTCAGGAGTGGCCCAGACAGATTCAGCCAGGGCAGGCAGGGCTATATTAGCGGGAACCGCTTTGTGTTCAGAGGCGGTTCACGTCTCATTCAGGAGCCCTAATGGCCTACCAGAACCCAGCTTTTATGGTGAGCCATCCGGCGGGTGCCATTGCCATTGCCGATGTCACAGGGACATCGGCTACGACATCGTTCAGCGATGCCAGCAAGCGCGCCCTAATTGATTCTAGGCAGGGTGAGCAGGCTAGCTTCACATCCACAGGCGCAGACGCAGGAGTGGAGTTTGACCTACTCACCACCCCCACCATAAACCGCTGGGTGATTCCAGCAGGCCACACGATGGAGGGTTGGAGCTGGATATTGTTCTCTGACGATAACTCGGCATTCAGTAGCGCGACCAATCGTTTCAACATTGGGTCTACCCACCTGACTGGGGCGCCTGTTTTCGATGCCTCATTTACAGAGGTGACCACTGAGAGATATTGGCTGTTTCAGCGTACTCAGGACACGGCTGAAACGTTCACCCTGGGT